CTTATGTGGACAGCCCCTTTAAGTTGTTTGCGGTCCTGTTGATGGGCTTGGTGGCCTTTGCTGGTTACTTCATTTGGCAAAATCAGGACTTCATGCGCGATGCGTACAAGGAATCCAAGAAGCTGCCCGAGATAAACACAGCAAGAGCAGACGAAGCATCTGCCATGTTGTTTAAGAAGACAGGCGCAACCGTAGTGGCTGTGTTCAAAGTCAATCCTTTGTTTGGCAGCAGGGTGCTATACAAAGCGTACACCAAAGACGGTAGAGATAAAAGCATTGAAGACATTGACGTTGGCCTATTCAGTCAGAACGCCGCGAACAATGCTGACATCATCAAGCTGATGACCAACGAGATTCCTTGTTCTGAGTATCGCTACGCACAGTCAGAAGTTGGCTTGTGGTACTTGGACAGGGGCGTGACGTTTACTTGCCGAGTAAGTGTTCCTCCAGACTCGCATCGTTTTGTTGGACAGATCACTGTTGGATGGGCAGAGCCACCACAGAATTTGGAACAAGTGAAATTCATGCTGGAGATTGCTTCAGCCATGCTAACCAAAAGGGGAAATTGATATGGATTGGCTTAAACAAATTGCACCGACTATTGCCACGGCAATGGGCGGTCCATTGGCGGGCATGGCTGTGTCTGCCATCTCCAAAGCCATCGGTGTTGACCCCGACAAAGTTGGCGACATGATTAGCAACAACAAGCTGTCAGCAGAGCAAATTGCCCAGGTCAAGATTGCCGAGATTGAACTTCAAAAGCAGGCGCAAGAGCTTGGCCTAAACTTTGAGAGGTTGGAGGTTGAGGATCGCAAGTCGGCTAGGGATATGCAGGCCGCAACCCGGTCCATGATGCCGCCCCTGCTTGCTGGATCTGTAACCGTCGGGTTCTTTGGCATCATGGTCATGATGTTTTTCAATCAGATCGACAGCAACAACCCTGCCATCTTGATGATGCTTGGCTCACTTGGCACTGCTTGGACGGGCATCATTGCTTATTATTTTGGATCGTCTGCTGGATCCCAGGCTAAAACTGATTTACTTTCTAAAAAGGCTGGATGACATGAGAGAAAACTTTGCTGAGGCACTACAACACGTTTTGAAGCATGAGGGGGGTTTTGTAAATCACCCGCAAGACCCTGGTGGCATGACTAACCTTGGCTGCACCAAAGCAGTTTGGGAAGAGCATTGTGGTCATCCAGTAGATGAAAAAGTTATGAGGGCATTGACCCCTACCGATGTTGCTCCACTTTACAAGCGCAAGTATTGGGACAAGATCAAAGGTGACGAGTTGCCTGCTGGTGTTGACTACGTTGTGTTTGATGCCGCCATCAACAGTGGCCCAGGCCGGGCTGCAAAGTGGCTGCAAGCCTGTGTTGGCGTCGAGCCTGATGGTGGCATCGGCCCCAAAACGTTGGCCGCGGTGGCTGGGTTTGACCCCAAGGCCTTGGTGGATGACTACTCCAAGCGCAGGCTGTCGTTTCTGATGGACCTACCAACATGGGACACATTTGGCAAAGGTTGGGGCCGCAGGGTGGCAGATGTCACAAAGACAGGTTCTGAGATGGCATAAGCTGGAATAATCACCCCATGGCCAACGTAAAACAGCAGCTTGAAGCACCATCCATTCCCAGCCTTGGCTTTGCGCCAGAGGGGTATGAGCGCCGTCATTTCAATGAAAACTACAGCGCGATCAATTTGTATTTACGCAAGGTTACAAATGTGCTGGGTTCGCTGTTTGGGCCAAGGGGTGGAAAGTTTTTAAACATTCCTTACGGCGCGTTTCAAAGCACTGTGGACCAGACGGCTGCGGCCATTAACACTGCATACGCCATGGCACTTGGCACTGTGGATTACGCCAACGGAGTCAGTGTGGCCAGCAGTTCACGCATCACTGTGGCAGATGCTGGAATTTGGAATTTGCAGTGGTCAGGTCAGTTTGAAAACACTGATTCCCAAGACCATGACGCAAGGATTTGGCTGAAAATCAATGGCACGGTTGTGACTGGATCGACTGGTTATATTGCAGTTCCCAGCAAACATGGCGCAGTTAATGGTCACTCCATTGTTGGCTGGAATTATTTTTTAAGTTTGAATGCAAGTGACTATGTTGAACTCTGGTGGGAGACTGACAGCACCACTGTCAGCATTCAGGCTTACCCAGCATCAGGAAACTACCCCTCAACGGCATCACTAATTGCGACAATGACATTCGTGTCAAACCTACCGAGTTAACAGCTATGTACATTCCAATCAAACTGCCTCCAGGCATTTACCGAAATGGCACAGAGTATCAAGCCGCTGGCCGTTGGTACGACGCCAACTTGGTTCGATGGTATGAGAACACGCTGCGGCCCATCAACGGATGGCGCAAGCGGTCTGAAAGCCAGATGGCCGGGTCATGCCGAGGCATCATCACTTGGCGCGACAACAGCGCCAATCGTTGGACGGCTGCTGGGACGAATTCCAAGCTGTATGCAATGGATGACGAAAACACATTAAAAGACATCACGCCCACTGGATTTACCACTGGTGAGGCCAGTGCTTTGTCAACAACTGGCTACGGCTATAGCACTTATGGTTCTTTGGCCTATGGCACACCAAGAGCAGACAGGGGAGCCAGCGCCCCAGCAACCACATGGTCCTTGGATACTTGGGGCGAGTATTTAGTTGGTTGTTCCAGTGCTGATGGCAAGCTGTACGAATGGCAGCTTGGCTTTACTACGCCAACACTGGCGGCAGCCATTGCCAATGCTCCAGTGAACAACGAAGCCTTGCTGGTCACGCAAGAGCGCATTCTTTTTGCGCTTGGCGCTGGGGGCAACCCTCGCAAGGTGCAGTGGTGCGACCAAGAGGACAACACCAACTGGACGCCAGGAACAGACAACTTGGCTGGTGACTATGACCTGGCCACACCAGGATCGCTGCTTGCAGGCAAGCGGGTCAAGGGTGTCAATCTGCTGTTTACAGATGTGGATGTCCACACAGCGCAATACGTTGGCGCACCATTTGTTTATGGCTTTGAAAAGGCTGGATCAGGCTGCGGCTTGATTTCAGCCCAATCAGTGGCTGCAATTGACACTGCTGCCATTTGGATGAGTAAGTCAGGCTTTTGGATTTATGACGGTTACGTCAAGCCACTGCCAAGCGATGTGTCTGACTATGTGTTTTCCAACATCAACTTGTCTCAGTCCAGCAAAGTTTATTCAGTCCATGTCAGTAAGTTTGGCGAAATCTGGTGGTATTACCCCAGCAGCGCCAGCAATGAAAATGACAGCTATGTCACTTTTAATTACAGAGAAAACCACTGGAACATTGGCACGCTGGCACGAACTGCTGGTGTTGATTCAGGTGTGTTTACAAACCCGTTGATGGTGTCAAGTGATGGTTACATCTACGAACACGAAGTGGGCTTTGCGTATGACGGCGCATCGGTGTTTGCTGAGTCTGGGCCTGTGCAGATCGGCAACGGCGACAACGTAATGAGCGTGCGTGAGGTTATTCCTGATGAGCAGACGCTGGGCGAGGCGGTGGTTTCCTTCAAAGCCAGAATGTACCCAACAGGCGCACAAACCTCATACGGTCCATATTCGGCAGCCAATCCCACCTCTGTTCGTTTTTCTGGCCGACAGGTCAACATGAAGGTCACAGGCGACACTTTGGCAGACTGGCGAATTGGTGTGATGCGGCTTGATGCTGTTGCCTCTGGCAAGCGATGAGCGACATTGATCATTTGGAAAGATTGCGCCACCATGTGGAGGCGGCATTAGAATACTCTGGTGGCACACACCATTTTGAGGATGTCCTTGAAATGGTAAAACAGAACAAATTGCAGGCATGGCCTGCAACCGAGTCGATTGTGCTGACTGAGATCATTGTCTACCCTAGGCTCAAGAATTTGCATTACTTCTTGGCTGGTGGCGACCTCGATGAACTCTCAAGGATGCGACCGATGATCGAATCCTGGGGCAAGTCGATTGGTTGCACCAGGGTGTCATTGGCAGGCCGAAGGGGCTGGGCCAAGACATTTTTGAAAGATGAAGGGTACAGCCCACAATGGACTGTGCTGGCAAAGGAACTTTAGGAGATAGATGATGGCAACAGAACAGCAAATCTTGGCATTTTTGCAAACACCCGGCTTGAGCGATCAGCAGATTGCCTCCGAGTTAAACCGCATTGGTGCAACAGCGCAGCAAGTGTCAAACGTCACTGGTGTTCCTGTGGCGCAAGTGCAGCAGCGCCTTGGTGCTGTTGTTGAGGCGCAAGTATTGCAGGCATTGCAAACTCCTGGCATGACGGATGCGCAAATTGTCCAAGCCATCAACAGCATTGGTGCAACACCACAGCAAGTGTCAAACGTCACTGGTGTTCCAGTTGATCAAGTCGCAGCTCGAATTACTGCCGCTGCCCCTGTGGCGGTTCAACCTCCAGCGGTGACTGCACCTTCAGCGGTGACTGCACCTCCAGCAGTGACTGCACCTCCAGCAGTGACTGCACCTCCAGCAGTGACTGCACCTCCAGCAGTGACTGCACCTCCAGCAGTGACTGCACCTCCAGCAGTGACTGCAC